TGCTAGTTTTCTAAACCATTTTGCATATTTTTTTAAATAACCCTCACTTGCTTGACCTTGTAGTGCTTCTTCTCCGCCTAGTGTATTAACAATACAATCAAGATGTTCTCTTGGAAATATTATCTCAACAAGCTGAATTGGATTAGCCATAACATTAAGATGCCCTTTTCCTAGTGTCTTATGATCAAACGGCAGATACTTTCCATTAAGATCATTAATTGCTCTTGTTACATTATCTTTTCTTCCTCGAAAAATTGCAAAAAGGTGCATTATGTTTTTATCCCATAGCAGGAACTAACCTGGGAATTATATTTAAATAAAGCGTCATGTATCGCATTTTCATCTATAGAAATATTTGTGAAGTATGGAATTAACTTTACTGCTTTATTTATAGTTGTATCAACACCTACTGCGAAACCTAAACCAAAACTAAACAATAATAGGATTAGGAACAGGAACAGGTATTTCTTCGGGAAACTCTTTAATTTTTTCATTGCAAAGTTTTATCACTTCTTTAGCCATCTCAATCTGCATTAAGTTATTTAAAATTAATTCTTCATTAGCGTTCTTATTTCTTTCCCAGTGAAATTTTGTTAATTCTAACATGGACACATCCCGGTCCCTGCATACCTTATTTTAGCTTCACGAGCCCATTTCTCGTCTGGAGTTTCTTGTCTTGGTGGCGCCTGTCCTGCATAACTTCTCCCATTAATAAGCATCTCTGCTGTTGCTTTTTCAATTCTCACTCTTTCTCTTTTTGTTTCTTCTAAAACTCTCTTGCTCTGTTCTAATATTTGCTTTGCTTCTTCTATTGGATTAATTTGGGAGATATCAGAATCAGGTTTGCCTTCATCCGCCGAAGGCGATGAACTTGCGGGCAAACTTTCTTCTTGTTTTATTTCTTCTTGCATTTTGTCATTACCTCATAAATTTTAGTTAGAGCAATTGTGTTGTTGTTTATAACCATCCATATTGATTTTTGAAATTTCACTTTGTCGTATATAAAATAGCATAACATTATTCCTGCTACTCCATAATTTAAAAGTGCTTCTTCTATCATTTTTTCATCACATTATTTATTTTTCCTGCCTTTGCATTATCTTGTGCAGGAGTTGAAACTTTTGGATTATCTCCTCCTGGTGCAGAAGTTAATGCGGGTTCTAAACTTGCAGGGAATTCAAATTCAATTTCTAAACCTAACTGCAATCTTATTTGTTCTTCTAAAAATTTGTCTTTTCTCTCTGTAGGTTGCTGAAAACTTAGATAAACAATCTTTGCTGATGCTTCAGTTGTTCCAACACTCCAACCCAAAATTACTTCAGGACATCCGCATGATGTAACTAATTCTCTAATTAAATTATTTAGATGTTGCAATGCATCCTGGGCATTTTGATTTGTTGCACTATCTTGTGGAATTACACTTCCCTTTGGAATTACAATTAAAGAACATTTTGTATAAGCACGAACTAATTTTGCTTCTAAATCTGCTAATTCTGTTTCATCGTCGGTGTTTGCCTCAACAACTCTTAAAGGTTTAACAATCATGTGAAATCTTGTTGCTAAATCTTCAGTAACCTGTTTTATTCTGCTGATTATTGACTCAACCCTTTCTGCTAATCCTTTTCCATGAGTTTCATCTGCGAGTCTATTCCAACATAAATGAAAAATTTCTTTTGGTTTAAAAGGTTGAATAGGTATTCTTAATGTTGGATGCATCATATCATATCTTGATAAAATGCCCGAGGGATTATAAACAACTCTCACATTTCCAGGATTAAGGGGTTTTAGATTTGTTAATCTTCCGGCTTTATCTTTTATAATTTCTCCATGAGAATCTCCACAAATTAAAGCAACTCTCATTAAATTCTCAAAAATAGAATTAGGATCATCTTTTCCCATTCCCTTAATATTTTTTAATTTATCTGCATCTGCACCTTTAAATCCTTTTCCAACAACCCAGGCCACAAGAGTATCAATCATTGCAGCGAAAATTGGTACATCTACATAATAGCCATGCCATTTTGCCCAATCACATTGATAAAAAGTATCTGAAACAGAATTAACACCATCAGTATTTATTGATGAGCCCTGATAATAATCTCCTTCCTTTAATTGATTAACATAGCTTAAACTTTCTGCTGTGCTCTCAGTTACACTTGACACCTTCATATTATCAGCCATAATCACATTAAACCACATTACTACTATTTAAATGTTTTTATTTTAGAAAATGCTGTTATTTGCTACTTGATTTCCTGTTCCTAAATTTGTTACTGCTGAGTCTAAACAATTTCCTACTGCTACATTATTATCGCTTCCTGCCATAAAATATATGCTTGATAAGAAATTTTTATTTATTATTGAATGATCTATGTGTGCATCTGTTGCATTAACTTGCCAATTTTTAAAATAATTGTTTTGAAACAAACAAAAGTCTATTTCTGAATAAAAAAATCTTGAGCAGTTTCCTGTTCCTGTGTTTTCTCCTTTGCAGTTTAAAATTCTTAAATCTGTGCTTGTTCCTCCTCCACTTGTCCACATTATACCCTCGCTTGAATTTGTGTTGTTTACTTCAAAAAAGACATTGTTAAAGGTTATTTTATTTGAGTTGTTTATATCTATGTGTATTCCATCATCACTTGTTGTTGCTGTTATTGTAATTTTTAAGTCTTTTATTTCTATTTCAGACATTCCGCTCATTTCAATTCCGGTGTATCCTCGTATTATTATTTGTGTTCCCCATCCATCTCCTTTTAAAATTATGTTTGATTTTAAAATTAAATCCTCGTCGTAAATTCCATTTCTTATTCTTATTGTTCTTCCTGTTGTTAGTGCAGAATTTATTGCATCTTGAATTTTATCAAAATCTCCGCTTCCGTCTTTGCTTACAATAATTTCTCCTGTAAGTCTTTCTTTACCCATTCCTGTTGAAACTTCTTTTGAGTGTTGAAAAATTGGATTTTTAATTCCAGGAAGATTTAAGGCCATTTTACACCTTCTTTAGAAATGTGACTTTATCTTGATTTTGTAAAATCTCTCTTTTTGATTGTGAATGTGCATAAAGAACATTGATTAAATCTTCTGCCTCAATTCTCGAGGTATAAACACTCATATCGTATTTTATCAAGTTAATTGCAGCCAAATCTGAAACAACATCATTTAAGAAAAACTTTGTTCCCGATAATAGAGTACTATAATTTGAAATCCAATCATACTTAGAATCTGCACAAACTAAACCCTCAGCTTCATTAATAAATTCATCAACAAATAATTTTCCATCTGCAGAACAGTTTTTTCCTGCTTTATGAAATGCTGTTCCTGATAAACATAGAGTTGTTGTCATGTTAATATCCATGCACGAATATATTTAAACTTTTGTCTTTTATGGCTTCCTGGACTCCTCTGATTATTCCTTCTGAAACATGAGAATATGAGCCGAAAATCTTTTCTTCTTCAATTTGCATTGAGGCCAGGGATTGTTTTACCTCATCATCATCTAAAAGTTGTATTTTTTTATTTTCCATTAAAGTTAAAAGATTAAAATACATTTCTTCTTTTAGTAGTTTTTTTGAGTGTTCTCCCTCGCTGTCTGTTGCTCTTGATGAGTTATTTAAGGCTTCTGTTTTTCTTTTTGTGCTTGTTTCTTCCATTAATTCACAATAGACTCCAAATCCAATTCCTCCGTCGTCAATTCCTATTTTTTTAAAATTATATGCTCTGTTTAACTGGATTATTTTTCTCGATGTATCTGTTGTTTTGTTTCTTTTTTCTATGATGTTTTCTCTTTGAAATATTAATCCCTGTATTTTTTCAAAAACTTCATAAGTACATTCATCGTTTCCAAATCCTGCAATATCACAGCCCAAATAATATTTTGAGTTTGTGTTTCTGATAAACTCTGAATTTCTTTTTAATGTGCAAATTTCATTTATCAAATCATCATCAAAAACTCTCTTTAGTTCATCTGTAAAAATTGCCAGATACTCCTGAGCATATACAAGTTTTGATAATCTTTTTTTCTGTTCTTCTAAGAATTCCTTTGTATGACGAGGACAATCCTCCGCGGAGATGTAGTATTTTTTGAATTTCTCGTTTTTAGAACACTTATAGAAGAATTTATCAGTTCCGTCTTTATGTTTTTTTCCAAATGGAGTTGATGCAATATCCATTGTTCCTCTTGTAACAGATAACATCGGCATCGAGGCGATAAAATATTCTTCACTCATACGAGCTCCTTCATCAACCATTAATTTTTTAATTGTGAAGCCTCTTTGTCCTTCCCCACTTTCTCCTGCAGCATAACATAGAATGCCTGTTTTATTTTTAAACATTATTCTGTGCATTGTTGGTTTATTGTCTTTTTTCTTATCAATTGAATTTGGATAAACATGTTCTGCATAAACAAGTGCTTTTGTTAGCATATGATAGGCTTGTTTTTCAGTAATTGAATTTATTAAGACAAATTCTCCTTCTTTGAAATGATGCATGCATAATTCAACAGCTCTTAAGCTCATTCCTGTTGTTTTTCCGGATTGTCTTCCTGTTAATAAGAAGTTATCTTGGTCTGTGTTTTCATCAAAAACATATTCTTCCTGCCATTTATCTAAAGAAAGCCATGGCCTGTTAAGATCATAGTTTATTTCGTTCTCCATTTTTGTTTTTGACAATTTTTACAATATTTTGAAGTTCTGTGTTTTGTCTCAAAAATTTCTTCACAGCGTTTGCAAAATCTTTTAAATATTGTTCTTTTTTTTGGCATTTTATAGTATTTCTTCTAAAACATTAATTGTTATTATTGCTTTTTCTTCAACAGATTGAATTTTTTTAATTGTAATTTCCCAAATGAACTTATCATCAATTCCTAATGCTTCAAATATAGAGTCTATTAAGAATTTCTCCCTGTTCATTACATCTTTGTGCTTTACAGAGCCATCTAGGCAATACCAGTTTTCATAGACTTCTACTGAAACAATTAATTTCCTTTCATAATATTCTTTCCCTTTTTCTGTTAATTTCCATTCTTCAACAATTTCTGCAATTTCTTTTTTAATTTCTCTTGCTTCTTTCTTAAGGATCATATGTCCTCTAAATGGAGAATAGAGTTTATTTACAGAAGGAGTTTTGAAAGGGATTTTTATTATCATATTTGTGATTTTGCAGCATCAATGTATTCAATTGCTGTTCTTCTTGCAACACCAAAATCAAACATTGTTACAGCGATTAGTTTTTTAAAATCTATAATTCTTCCGTCTGTTTGAGCCTTTTTTATAGAGTTTAAAATTGTTTGTACTCTCTCTTTTCTTGCAATTTCTTTTGTATTCATGTTAAAATTAAGTTCATTAAGTATTTAAATGTTTGTGTGTGTGGCTTATACTTTTATTCTCTATGCATTGCCTGAATTGATGGAAAATGTAAATAGCAATGCATTCCTGACTGCCTGAAAGGCTTCAGATATTGCTATGGTTACTCGCTTTTGTTGGTGCTAGAGACATACTAGCTTTTGTGTGCATACCACACACTCACCATACTTTACTCAATATCTATCAACTCTGATTCTCTCAGATTTTTATGATAATAACTTATGATGCATAAATTATTATTTAGATGATTTTGAAAATTCATAGAATTATAAGAATTCTTTTATTTATATATTTGTTGTGATTATTTTTAAGTGATAATTTTTTGTTGTCTTTTCTTAGTTACAATTGTTACAATTATTTTAAAATTTTTTGTGAGGTCCTAGATATATGTTGTTGTTTATTTGTTTAAGACTCGCTCTTAGTCTTTGTTCTTTATCATTGTTGCTTGTCATTATCATTGTTTCATTAATATATATTTATTGTTAGCGAGCGGGGGCGAGCCCGCAGGCGAGCCCCCTATGAGTGAGTGCGGAGCACGAACGAATACAGCCATAAGCAATCTATCCGGAGGATTAGGCATCTGAGCGGGCGACCGGAGGGAGCCCGGCTATATCAGGGGCGAGCCGGAGGCGAGTCCAATCAGTCCGAATGGAGTGAGGACATCGAATAAGCAGGCGGTAGCCTGCAATAGAAATAAATAAGCGGGCGAGCGGAGCGAGCCCCATACAGCAGGAGCGGAGCGACTGCATCGAATAAACGGGCTGAGCGGAGCGAAGTCAAAAGCCTTAAATAAGCGGAGCGGGCTGTTGAGCTGAGCGATACAGCTATTTATGGCTTTTGAGGCTATATAGGTATTCAAATAGAAAAATAATGCAGCCTTGGGCTTCTAATGCAGTTTTAGGCGTGTTTAAGCCCAAGACCCGAGGCTTTAGCCGAGGGTTTGATTTGCTCTGGCAAATCAAAGCAAACGAAATATAAAAGTCTTTTGGTTTTGGCTTAAACTATAGAGCCTAATTAATCAAAAAATTTCAGGCCCTATAGCTTATTTGCATTTGGCTTACTCAAAAGCCTTATGTGCTTGCTTAACAAGAGCAATACATCTTTGCATTGTTTCTTCTGCGTTTCCTTCTTTGAACATTGCACAGAAAATATCTTTTGCATAACTTACATACATTGATGTTGGAGTATAGATGCTTTTGTCCTTAACTGGCACAGTTTTATCGCTATTTCCTTTTTTAGGGTCAATTGCATCTATTAGTTTATCACAGCTTTCAATTTCATCATCAAGTTCTTTTGCTGTTGCATCAATTCCATAAAACTTTCTTATGTTGAAGAATCCTTTATCAGATTCAGCAACTTCAACAGATACAATTCTGCCTTCTGCTGCTTTTAGATCTTCAATCAGTTCATCATCGAAAGCAGACATCCAACCATTGGATGTTTGAAATCTTGTATAATCTCTTCCGCCTTTTCCTGTCTTGTTTTCGTGCTTGATTATTTTTAGTTTTGTTTTTACCATGTTTGTACCTCCTTACATTTTTAGCCCTCTATGCTAATTTAAGAGTGTTAATCCGAAATGCTTTTGCATTTGTGTGTCTATAATACTATCTTTATCTTCTAATCTATTAATAGCAGTAACTCTAATTAATTCTATTTTCAATTCCTCTTTAAATTCTTGCAGATGTTTTTTGATGATTTCTACTTCTAAGACTTGTCCAATATTATTATTAAAATAATCTTCTGCATACTTAATATCTTTTGATAGTGATTTATCTTTCATCTTTATGTTCCTCACAAAAACCATTATACCTTTCTTCTCCTAAACATCTACAACCAAACTTTTTACAATATTGTAAATCTATTTCATTCATTTCATCTGAGAGTGTTTGTGTTTTTTCCATTAGAAGTATCTCCCATCATTTTCTTCTAAGAAGTCAGCCAACCTCTGAAAGTAGATAAACATAGGCTCGTCTTTCATCGCAGGGAAGAACTTTTTTATTTGTAAGAATGTGCTGTATCTTATTTTGATTATCTTGTTTTTCATAGTAACCTTAAGTTACCCTACTATATAAATGTTTCTATCCGCCTATTTGTATGATAGTTATATTAAGATGATCCACAGATAAATTTGGTGTTCCAGTATCGGTAGTCCTTACAGCGATCTCAATAGTATCATTTGCAGCTAAACTAATAATTGCCGTAGATGAAAGAGCATATTGTTCGTTAGCTGTGAAAGTAATGACGTGCTGTCTTCCATCATTAATAGCTGATCCTGATCCTGTTATTTCAATACCTACCTCTAAATGAATATTTGGATCTGAGCTTTCACAACTTGCAGAATAATTAATTAAATATCTTCCTGCCTTAGCAATAGTTAGTTTTCCACTTCCGTCGTGGGTTACTAGATTAAGTTGTCCATCTGTCATATCTGCATCTGAAATATTATACCATGTGTTTTGAGCTGCTGAGGCTTGAGTCCATGCTATCTCATTGCCCCAACAAGAACCATAAGGCAAACCTGAACCTGAAGTAGTAAAAACCATGTCAGTAGTATCTATAGATAGTTGTCCAGTATTATTTTTTATTATAGAATTAGTCCCATCATGATAAATCTCTAAATCATTTCCAGTTCCCCAATAAGTTTTAACATTATCTTTACCTAAAAATACTTTTGAAGCTGTGTTTAATGTTCCTGCATTATAAATAGCCCATCTTTTCATATTAGAATCTGTTCCCTCATTTTTCCAATCAATATAAAGTCCTATTTGATTAACAGAAGGGTTATTGAGTGTTGTATTCTGACTTTGAATAAACTCTCCGTAATTAGTTACACCAGGAGAGTGAGGATTCATTATATTAGCAACTCCATAAATACTTTGATTAGTATTTACTCCAGATGAACTAACTGCATTATAATATCCATATCCACTAGCACCCGCACCTGAAATATTAAAATTATTTTGAAATCCATAACAATTTGCATAATCTCCTGAACCTGTAAGAGTTAAATGAAACCCAGTTGCAGATGAAATAAAACCAGAAGTTAATGATGCACTCATAGCAGTTCTAGTATTAGGTAATTTATTGAAAGAAAATCCTCCATCCGACCTTATATTGCCAGTTGTTGTAAGACCATTACTACCTAAATCAACATCAGAAGTTGCACCTGTGTAAGGAACAAATTGATTATTGATAATATTTTCTGCTGTTATTGTTCTTGTCTGAATATCTTTTCTAATTGCAAAATCATCTAGAATTCCTGCAGATTTATGTATTTCAATTTCCTTAAAAGATTTAGGTTCTAATTGCTTTTTGATAGAGAGCATGGTAGTCCCTCCTCATGTCTGCAAATATGTAGGATCTCATTTTCCATTAATTCTACATTTGCACTTTCTAATTTAGATACTTCTCTTTCTGTTGTATTTTCTCCGTCGGTAGATCTTATTAGTATTTTCATATTGTTTCTGTTATTGCAATAGAGCAAATTTGACTATTTCCTAATTTAGTTATAAAATGTGTTCCGCTTAATGTTGCTATTGTTCTCTGATCTTTAATTACTGTTGCAACAGCATCATCTACAATCTGAGGTATACTTCCTGAATTAGTTGCAGTAACTCCAACACTTCCATAATCTGTGTAGTCTCCGCCTAACTTGAAATGATGAATTAAACCATCTGTGTGATTTTGTCCGTTATATTCTTCTGTTATTTCAGTTGTGCTTAAAACTCTATTCCACATCTTAACGTTTCTTATTGAGCCGTCGAAAGTAAAATTTGTTCCAATACCTATATTCCCTATGCTCAAAACTCCTGTGTTCGTAATTGTAGAAATTGATTGAATCAAATCCACATCTGGGAGGCTTCCTAAAATTGTATTTTTATAAATATTAGCAAGTTGTGCTGGACTTATGGTTATTATGTAATGTGTCCAACTTCCTAATATGGCTGCTGTTGTCTCTGTAACTTTTGTTCCATTGTTAATGAGAAAATTAACTTTTGAATTATCTTGTCTCATTTGTAAATAAAAACCATTAGTTCCACCATTTTTATCCAAAATTCTTCCACTTCCTGTTGCCCCACCTTCTCCAGCACTTCTCGGATTTATCCACGCACTTATCGTAAATCCATTAGAAAGATTAGCCCCGAGCTGTGCATCATTGTGAGGTATCTCAACATAATCATCAACACCATCAAAAACATTACAAGGAAAAGCTCTTGTTGTTGTGATCTTTGCATCAACGTCACCGTCTGCCATTTTAAGCCTCTGTAATTGCTACAACTACAACTTGTTGAGCCTCAGGCCCTATAGAAGTGATCATAAACTTGCCATTT